TAAACAATTGAAGTTTGTTCCACCAACCTTCGTATCCTTCTTTTAGAATATAAGTATTGATTCCTGGAATTTTTTTATCGCTGTAACACACAAAGTTTATATCGTGAGTAGAGTTTCTTTTTACACCAGCTTCTAAATGATAGACATAATCATTTGAAAATTTATCACCCCACTTTACACATACTACATTAGTCATTCTTTAGACCTTCTTTGAATCCTGGTGTTATGTATAAATTCAAATTCGATTGCATTCCATTATCTGAAACTCTACCTAAAGTAGATTTTTTCATCTTATTATTTTCACCAACAACTACAACACATGGAGGTGGGTCTACTGCCAATATTGGAACTTCTATATAATTTGATATATTCTTACTATTACTTCTCAAGAAGAATGTTTGATCTACATCATCATAAACACCATATTCGCATAAATGATCTATAAGCAACTTAGCTGTTTTAGGTGTTATGGCATAAGCAGCTGAACCACCATGTCGTTCTACTCTATAATAAGTGTCTGCTTTTCTAGGAGGAAAATAAGAATTAATATCTGTAACTCTTGGTCCTAAGACTACTATACAGTTATCGGGTATTTCAATATGATCAAAATGAATTAAAGGTCTAGCATCATGTTCGAAAATTACAGTAGTTTTATTTGTCTCTATCACTTTTTGCCACATGTAATAATTGCTACATCCACATGCACCTGTTCCACTTCCTAGTAAATTTGGCCAAGTATGTTTTTCTAAAGGCAAAAGAAAGGGTAATTTTTCTTTCACAATATCATAAGTTTCTTCTATAGATGATGTGGGAACAAAACTTTCTATGGTTTCATATTCTAAATTTAATTTAGATGTATATTTTTCAAATTCATTTTTCTCCTTCATTGAAATCTCAGAAGAGGGCGTATAAAGATAATAATATTGATCTATTCTACTCATAATATAATTTCCTTTTCATTGAAACATGTTCTGGTTATAGTTTCTATCCACTTTGATGTGATTTTTTCATCAGAGTATTCATCATTTATATATTGTTGTCCTCTTTTCACCCTTTCAATGACTTCGCTTGGATTTTTCAGAGCATAATGTAAATTATCTACAAAATTATTTCCTATAAAAGCGTAATCAGAAAACTCTAAATAACTAGGTTGGGGTGATGCGAAAACAGGTCTTCCTAAAATTAATCCATCTGACAATTTATTAAAACTCTTTGTCACAACAGCTGGGTGTTTTTCATCAATACAAAGTAAAATAATATCTGATTCTAAAACTTTTTGTTTATGAAAATTCATATTATAAGGATCATTCATTAAGACTTCAAAGTTTGTACTTCCGTGAGGAACTATCATTTTATTCGACATAAACTTAAAGTTGTATTTTATGTCGCTATTGTTTAATGGATCAAACACGAGATTTTTCCAATCAGCGTATTGAAAATTAAATGTGTCTCCATACCATAATATGTTTAAAACATCTTTTGGTTCAAAATGAGGTTTATGTGAACTGAAATTCAAATAATCTTCTATTATATAAACAGGTTTTTGTAAATTCAACTGATTTAATACATTTTTAACTATTTTATATAAATATTCACTACAAACGGTTATAGCTTTAGAATGAATACAGTAATGAAGAGAGACCTGTTGTCTATTTCCCTCATATAAGAACTCATTATCACACATATCATATATAAAGTTTTTTTGTTTCAGTTTAGATATTTCATTTCCCGTTGTTGTACCTATTATATAAGTAGTATTTTCATCGTCGTTATCTTTTAAATAATCTACATCGTATCCATTTCTTTTTAAATTTTCAATTGTATAATGCATTCTGAGTCTATGACTAGCAATGACAGGTTTTTCACAATATTCTTGATATAATTTATCACCTCTTATAAATCTGTAATTCACTATACAACTGAACTCCACATTTTTCTTTTAAATCCATAGAAATATAAATCTTCATTTCCTGTAATGTGTCCTTTATTAAAAAAGAAATTAAAGTCATAAAACATCTGGTGTATATTGAAAATTTTATAAAAATCCTTTTCTTCTACATTTCTATAGTAATTATATCCTCCATCATATTTATTAACCCCATGAATTCCTCTTCCACGACCGGCACATGTGAAAAAAACCAATCCTTTATCTTTGGCCATTCTATGCATATTAAGAAAAATCATATGCCAATTTTCAGTATGTTCAAAACATTCTGTTGAACATACAACATCATAGGTATCATTTGGACGATTAAAAAAAGCACCGTCGGTTATTTCGTCTACATCAGGTCCTTCATCTAAATCAATACCATAATAATCACAATTAGTAAACATTTCTCTAATCGAACCATTTACATTTCTGCTGCCTATTTCCAACACTTTTTGATTATTAAAAAAATCAGAAAAATTATCTTTTAATTGTTGTATGAAATATGATTGTTCTTCATGAGCCATATTAAAATCCTATACTTTCTCCACACCCACATGTTGTTTTCACATTTGGATTATCTATCACAAATGATTGTGAAAAGATTGTGTCTTTAAAATCCAAAGTAGAACCTTCGAGATACATCATACTCATTGGATCTACCACCACTCTTTCTCCTATGTATATATCATCTTCTTCAGGTTTAGATATATCAAAGTTATACTTGAATCCGGTGCAGCCACCACCTTGTATTTCTACACGAAACACGTCATCTTTAGGTTTTGGTGCAAGTCCCATTCCATCTCCATATAAAACGAGTTCCACTCGTTTTTGTGCAGCTTCTGTGATGTTCATAGTCTTTTCGCTTTTCTTTTCTCAAACCAATAATCAATTGATTTTTTTGCACCATAAACTAACGCCATTACTACAAGAATAATTGGCAATTCAATATACCATGGATAACCTGTACCTAAAGATACACCACCAACATTTATTCCGGTTGGTTGTTCTGCCGGTGTTTCAACTGTTATGTGTTTGTTATATGTTACTTGTTCCATTATTGCGCTACCATATGTTTAAATTCGTTTACAAGTGTCATGGTATAAACTCCAAGTAAAAAGATATTCATTACAATTAACGATCTATCTTGCCACATCATACCAACAATTGACCACGATAGAAAACAAATCAAACCCACAATCATATTATAAGGAAACAAATTTGCAGCGCTCAAAATTGCTGTAATGATACCTGTGATACTACCCAACCACTTTAACCACCAAGAAAAACCTTCTGATGGTGTAGCTTTCTCAACTGTGTTTGTTTCTATCTCTTCCATCTTTCTTTCCAAAACTATTCACAATTAATTTTCTGTAGTCAGATAAACTGATACTAAAGTTGTTGCTTTTCTTCGATCGTTCGGCCTTCGGCAATGTGTTTGCGGATTCTGTGCCATTTTCCGTTGATGTTTTCGTTGTACCAACCCTCTTCTTCAAGAACATTGTATTTAAACTGTTGTTTCACTTCTTCGTAATTACAATCACCTCTTGTAACATGAAGAGATAGAATCCTTCTTTCAAACTCCATTATACCATATTTTTCAACATCTGTCAAGAGTTCCTTCGAACTTCCATAGTATTTTTTCCAGTCACTTTCGCTACGAACTCTTTTCTTTTTACCACGAACTTTACGAATGTTATAGAAATACTTTCTACCAATATATCTCTTATTGTTTAACTTATTCGTGATACAATAAACAAACCCTTCGAACTTTCCTATCTGGTCTGTATCGAAGGGTTCGTTATTAAACAGCCAGGGATTGTCATATGTCAATCCCATTCTTCATCGTCTAGAGAATCGTCAAAATCAGGTTCCCATGGCATTTTATCTTCATCAAATACTTCTGTAACAAAACTACCACAGAATGGACAATACTTTGATTCTTGTACTTCGTTATGATGGAGTTTAAACATTGCACCACATTCGGTGCAGTTAAATGATTGTACTATGAGATCTTCATTCGACATAGATTCTCCTTTATGTTGCCCAGACCTCCGACCAATCACCAGTCAGAGCGCCTTTGGCATAATCGGTACTCCGATTCTCAAAGAACGATGTGTGAATTGGTGCGTTGACCATTTCTTCTACCCAGGGTAATGGATTCTTCTTCACTTTAAATATACCTTTCATTCCCATTGAGATAAGTCTTCTATCTGCTATATATCTAACATAAGATTTCACCTCTTCTTCTGTTAGATTTTCCATTTGTCCCATTGTAAATGCCAAATCAATAAACTTATCTTCTAGTTCTACCATCTTTGTTGCGATGGTATATATTTGGCTCTTTGTTTCGTCGTTCCATACTTTACGATTTTCTTCCACATATTCACGGAACAATCGAATCATACCTTCTGCGTGTTGCGTTTCATCTACAATCGACCATGTGACAATCTGACCCATGCCTTTCATTTTACCATGGCGTGGAAAGTTCAACAACATGATAAACGATGAGAACAACGCAAGACCTTCTGTAAAGGCACTTGTTGCAGCCACATTAATCGGAATCGAATCAGAGTTAAATGATGTAAAGTAATCATGTTTCTCTTTCATCGCATCGTATTCATAGAACTCATTGTATGTAGACTCAGGCATACCGAGTGTTTCGATCAGATGTGAGTATGCTGCAATGTGTAGTGCTTCACGAGCCGCAAATCCAAGAAGCATCATACGAACTTCAGGTTGTGGAAAGTATGGAAGATAGTTATTCACATAACCAGATGCCACATCAATATCAGACTGCGTGAAGAAACGAAAAATCTGTGTAAGAAAATACTTTTCTTCTTGTGACAATCGATTCTTCCAATCCTTTACATCTTCTAGCATCGGTACTTCGGTGTGTAACCAGTGAGATTGTTCGTGTGTGAGCCACGCATCATAAGCCCATGGAAAACTAAACGGTTTGAAGTAAGGTCTTTCTTCTGTTAATCTAAACTGCTGCGCCATTCGTTTCTTGTTCCTTTATATCTTTCGTTTAAAGTCTTTTTCTCTAATGTGATTTTTGATTCACCATAACCATCACCAGGTTCAATCGATATTGGTTGTGGGTCTGTCATGTCAGAAAACAGATTGTCTGTATGGGTGATATTTAGATTATCAACTAAGTCAGGAGAACCCAACTGTTGATCCCTCTTGTTGTGAAAATGCCCTACAGTTTCACGCACAATATCATTATGATTAAACTCAGCCCAATATAGTTCAAAGGCCACTGTATCTTCAAGTGCTTCGAACTGATGAAACTCACCAGGCTTGACCTGTGTAAAATCACCTGGTTCAAGTATCGTTTCATCTACAAGGCCGTAATCATTTTTCCATACACGAATTAGAAGTTTACCGGATTCTACAAAAAATCCATTCCATTTGAACTGATGTTTATGTTTTGAACAAACACCACCTTTCAATGTTTCAATACGGTGAAACTCAAGTACACCATTAGCATGTAATAGTTTTGTTTCGCCCCATACTTTACCAGACTTCATTATTTGATTCCTTTTAAACCTTTTTTAACATCCCATGTCCACTTACCATTTAGAGGACGAGAAGGGACAGAAACGGAAACTTTGTGTAATTGTATCGGAATTTTTTTACTCACTTACCTTGACCTCTATACTTTTTGTAACTGCGTCGCGCACTCTTATTCATAGACGATGTTTTGATGTGAGCATCTTTTCCACCGATGCTCGTTTTCTTATGAAAAGTATTTCGCTTTGTTTCATTCACTTTAGCCATTATATTCTCCTATATTACCAACCGGAAGGTTTCTTTGTAACTACTGGTGGATTTGCCTTTTGTGCCACAGAGTTTTCTAACTTCGTATTAAACTCAGCTTCAGTCATTTGTTCTTCACCTTCACCAAATTTAACATTCTTTACCCATTGTAACACTTGATCTTTCGTTAAAGATTCAAATGCTGTAAATTCTTCTGGTACAGGTGAAGGCATTGTTTCAACACCAATACTGCGAACACTCACACCATTTTCATCTACTGCTGTACATTCCCAATGCACATTAGAAACTAC